ATGCCCGACGGGTGGTCAGCCAGCGGCCGCGTAAAAAGACGTTACGTCTATGGGGCCACCGAGAAGGAATGTGCGCGCAAGTTCCGTGATCTCAAGCGCGAGTTGTGGGCCGACGATAATGCCAGGGCCGTCAATCCCCGCAAGACCGTGAAGCAATGGATTGACGATTGGCTTGATGATCTCAAGCTCCATGCCCGCCCTCGCACCTTCACCAGCGATTCCGGCTTGGCGAGAAAATGGGTTGTGCCGACGCTGGGGGCGCGCAAGCTGATCGACCTGACCGCCCGGGACATGCGCAAGCTCGAAGCCGCGACGCGCGCCGGCGGACTGGGGCAGACGAGCACTCACTACGTCGCCGCCCTGCTCCGCCGAATCCTCATCGCCGCGAAGGCCGAGGGATACAAGGTGCCCGACTCGATCCTTGTGGCGAGGATGCCCGCACCGGGCGAATCGGACCGGACGTCCATTCCGGTGGATGACGCCATGCAACTGCTATCCGCGGCGATGATGCCCGAATCGTGGCCACCTCCGCCCGAACTGGACCGGCTGCCCTACGGCTCAGTGAAGAAGCTGCCGCCCACCGCGCTGGCCGAGCGCAAGCGCATTCGTAGGGCGCGCATGGCTTGGCGGCGAGCTGCCGACACTGACCCGTCGCGCTGGGTAGCGGCGCTCCTCCAGGGGCTGCGCTCCGGGGAGGCGCGCGGACTCACATGGGATCGCGTGGACTTCGACTCGAAGACCCTCACGATCGACCGGCAGCTGCAAGAGTTCCCTGTCGGATCGACTCCGCCGGGGATCTCCGTGGTGCACCTGGAGAGCTCCTATCACTTGACGCCGGTCAAGACGCGCGCCGGTGATCGTGTGGTGCCGCTGGTGCCATGGATGGTGCATGCCCTGAAGAAGTGGCGCGACATCCAGCAGCCAAGTCCCTACGGGCTGGTGTGGCCGCGCCTGTCCGGCTCGCCAATGTCCCAGCCCGACGAGCTGTCAGCATGGAAGGCCCTCCAGGCAGTCGTAGGCGTCGAGCATCCCTCGGGGCGTCCCTTCGTGCTGCACGAGGCGCGCCACACCACCGTGTCACTCCTGCTTGCCGCTGACGTGCCACCGCCCGTGGTGATTGCGATCGTCGGGCATTCGACCTTTTCCAGCTCACAGCCCTACTCGCACACCGACATGGCCGCCGCTCGCGAAGCGCTGGCGAAGGTCTCGGACCGCCTCGGGCTGGAGCTCGAGAGCTGAGCATGCAAAGAGCCGCCCACCAGACCAATCGCGGTCTGGAGGGAGGCTCTTTGGACTGCGGATCGAAAGATCAGACTCCGAAGACTGAGCAGGATGCGGACCCTGCCGCGCCGCTCCCTTCGCCGGTCTTTTTCGAGACGCCATCGACATCGACCTCGCAGGTCATCTTCTGCGAATCGCCGGCAGCGTAGTCGCCGGTGACCGACACGGTGATCATCTTGCCGGGGGCGGCCTGGATCTCCTTGGTCCATGTGCCGGAGAACTGCTCGGTGTTGGTGCTGGTATCCAGGCCCCACACGACGGTGCCATTCCCGGTGGCTGTGGCCTTCATGGTCACGGTCTTCTGCCCGGCGGCCGTCGAACCGGCAGTGGTGCTGGATGTGGCGGCAGGCAGGCTGCTGGCGGCGTCAGGGATGCTCTTCGCGGCACCATAGATCGTGGTCGTCGCAATGATGGCGACGACGATCGCTGCGATACCGAGGATGGTGGAGGCAATGGCCTTGCCGCCATGCTTCTTCACGATGCCGATGATGCCGAACAGCAGTGCCAGCACGCCAGCAATGATGGCGACAGGCATGCCAATCACAGGGATGAAGGCGAAGACGACTCCGATGATGCCGAGCACGAGGCCCGCCGTGGATAATCCCGTCTTCTTGGGCGGCTGCGGGGATCCGTACTGGGGTGCTCCCTGCTGGGGAGGCGTTGGGGGCACAGGTGGATTAATGCTCATGTGAGCTCCTTCAATGTGGTGAGTACATATCTTGATGATGGGTAAGACATGCTTCGCTCACAGAAATTTAGCGGGTCAGGGAGCTCACCGCTAGGAAACCCTCCGATTCAGCGTGTGGCATCTGCGAGATGGGTGCTCAGCGCCGCCCGCTCGCTGGGGTGCAAATGCTCAAGCCGGGTCGCGAGGGTGCGATCATCGACGCCGAGTTCATCGGCTGCCTCGGACAGACTGGCGGTCCACTGGAGCGCCCGGGTGAGCGCCTCGAGCGGGATCAGGATGCTTGCGACGGTCTGTTCGATCAGGGTCTCTTCGCGATCGCGCATCCATGCGGGAGGCCGCCCGCGTCGGGCGTGCAGGATCTCGTGCGCTCGGGTGCATCGGGCTTCTGCGACTGTCAGACGGTCGTCTAGGGCGATCTGCCGGGAGCTCCATAGGCACCGTCCGAAGCCGGTCGGCAGGCGCCTCACGATGATGGTCCATCCCGGGGGAGGGGTTGCCAGATCGTCGGTGGTCCGCATGCCAGCCACCATAGAGGTGACCACTGACAGTTTCAGGACGTGCGTTCGAATCTCCGCGTCAAGCCACGGGACGCAGCTGGCGGCCGCCGTTCATCTCCGCCGGGATGGCGCGCCGGGCTGGATCGCTGGCGGAGATGGCCACGCCGGGAGCCATGAGCGCTCGCAATACCTGATCGAATGTCGCTGCGTCGGTAAGGCCAAGATCCTCGACCGAGACTTGCGCCGGCGAACGTGCGCCAACGAGGAACGACTCAAGCGCCACGCTCTCGGCGTCCAGGTGATGGAAGTTTGCCAAGACTGCCGGCTCTTCTTCACCAATCAGCCCCCTAAGATCTCCGTACCGGTCGCCAGGCAGAGCTGGTATTACATTGAATTCGTTGAGCTCTGTGGGCGGAAGCGGCTCAGGTGATAGCGGCCGACCAGCGTTCAGGTAGCGGGTCAAACCTTCAGCGACGGCACGTCGTTGAGGACTGTCATCCCTCAGGATGAACTTGTAGTCCTCCCCATCGGGTGCGGTGACGAAGTAGGCAAACCCCAGCGCGGCGGTCGGCATGAGCTGGCGCGCCAAGCGTACGGCGGCTCGCCGGGTTCGGCGTCCTCCGGCAATCGTGTCCTGCGGGGACTCGACAGACCACATCCCCGGATACTCCGTGACAATCACGCTCTGAGTCACTTCAGCACCTCCAATGCCTCATCGAGGGACATGCCTGCGTCGCGTAAGAGGATCTTCTTGACGAGCATGGGTGGCACGGTCTGCTTATCATGGAACGCCCACCTAATGTCTTTTAACTTTGGGTGGCGTAGCGTCAAGTGGCTCCCTCTGCGGCTATCTGCAACTTCAGTGTAACCGGACGCTTCCAGGATGCGCCTCAGCTGCCGTGCCTTCAGCGAAGGCCAGACCGTTGACATCAGTCGTCATCCCCGGGGTCCTGGTTGAAGTCGTCGTCATCACCGGGGTCCTGGCTGTAGTCCTCATCGCCGAGCCGGTCCGACAGGTCCCCGTCGCGGGCGGCCTCCTCCTCTGGCATGGCCTGCTCCAGCAGGCGCTGACGCTTGATCTCAGCCAGGGTGACCGGCTTGGCGTCGGTCTGCTTCTCCATGCCTTCGTCAAGGCGCCTCTCGAGCTCTGACACCCTTTCCTCGAGCATGCCGATTCGCTCGTCGGCCTCACTGATCCACTCGTCGGCGCGCTGAGAGAAGTCAGAGTCGCGGTATCCAGCTCCGAGGATGGAGACGTAGTAGTCGGGCCTCTTGTCATCGGCGATCTTCTTCCAGTCGCCACCACTGCTCGGCCAGAGAGCTTTCACCGCGGCAATCAACCGGTCGTCGCGAATGGGAAGGCCCTCCTCGAGCCGATCCCAGGTTGCGGCGTTGAGGCCCGAGGCGACGTAAGCCGAGCGCTTGGTGCCAAACGCTTCCATTCGCCGCACCTTGGCTTTGGCGGCCAGATCCTTGCGGTCCTTCGCGCTCATTGAGGTCATGGGAACAGTGTTGCAGAAACACCTAGGAACACTTGGCCTCACTCAGGAACACCCACCGAATCCGCCGTGACTAGGGGGAAAGCACATGGATGTGCTTCCGCTAGTCAGCGCGCACATGTTCCAATAATGCTCAGCCATTGCCACCTGTTCCTAGGTGTGCTTAACTAGACCCATGTCGAGCCGAACAACCATTGCGATCCATGGCCCAGCCATTCGAGAGATCCGTAAGCGGAGTGGCGTGGGGGTCGCCCAGTTGGCGGTGGAGGTCGGAGTCCAGCGGGCCTACATCGCCAAGATCGAACTGGGTCACTCCCGGCGCGTCAGCCCGGCGGTGTTCGAGGGAATCGTCGCTGCGCTGTCAATCGATGATCGGCGCGCCATCTTGGCCAATCCATACGGCGCTGCCGCCGATCTACGAGCCGCTGAGGCCGCCTAACCAAAGAAGAAGCCCCCGCTCAGTCAGAAGCGGGGGCTCGTGAACAGGAAGGATCGAGATGAACCTAGTTCGTATTCCATTCTACGGGACGGCGATCAACGCCGTCCAGACCGACGATGGCGTCCACGTTGTCTTGCGCCCCACGTGCGAAGCCCTAGGGCTTGACTATTCAGGCCAGCGCCAACGGCTGCGGCGCCAACCTTGGGCAACCGAGGGCATGACGCCCACGGTTGGTGCCGACGGTAAGCGGCGCGAGCTACTGGCCGTCGATCGCCGCACCTTCACAATGTGGCTGGCCACCATCGATGCATCGCGTCTCAAGTCTGACGCGGCGCGTGACCTGCTCGCGAAGTTCCAGATCGAAGCCGCCGACGTGCTCGACCGGTACTTCCACGAGGGCGGGGCAATCAATCCCCGCGCCTCCGAGCACCAAGTGAACGCGCTGATCCTGCAGGCCCGGATGCAGATGGAGCTGTGCCAGGCGGCGAAGGGCCTGATCCGTCCCGAGCACCTCGAGGCGCGGGCTCGTGTCGTGCTCGCCCGAGGGCTGGGGGAGCACGCAGAGCTGGACCCCGCTGACCGTCCCCTGTATGCGCAGGACTTCCTCAAGGCCAAGAACCTGTCGAACGAGAAGCTGCGGTCAATCGCCGGCGCGTTCGGCAAGAGGCTCAAGGCGGCCTACATCACCAGCCACGGCGAGCCGCCGAAGAAGTACCCGCTCAACGTATCCAACGGTCAGGTGCGCGAAGTCAATGCCTACACCGAGGCAGACCGTCCCCTGATGGAACAGGTCTGGACCCGCTACTACGACCCGCAAGGCGTCCTGGCCGCCTAACCAAAGAAAGCCCCGCCCGCCTGGCGGGCTCCAACTCTTAGTCGCCCTGTCCGGGCGCAGTTGTTCATAACTCCATACAGCCAGCCGGTGAGGATATGCCGCTCGCACTACTCGTTCTCGGGTGGGCGGCAAGCACGCTGCGATGAGTCGGGCAGGACGGCCCGAGTCGCGGCAGGTGAACGGAGCCGGGTGGTGGATCGACGGTCGCCGGTATGTCCCGGCTGGAACCGTCCACAGTTTTCGCTTCGCCGCGATGGCGCGTCGCCCGTTCGAGTCGGGCCGGAGCACGGAGAAAGGAGACCGCCATGACATGGATTCCAGCAGTGATCGCGGGGCTAGCAGCCGCTGGCTCGACTTGGTTCGCGTTCCTCACTTGGAAGGAGTGGAGGGAAACGAAACGGTAAGAGGTTCGGTCAGTCCACTGACCTTCAGGACGAGCTCAGCGGGAAACAGGCCCTGTCCGGATTTGAAGCCCATGAACTCCTGGGATCTCAGGCCGGGAATCGTTGTCGGGACCTTCAGCTCGATGGTGGGCGCTTCGTCGGCGTTGACGATCGACTCGATTGTCAGTGGCTGCTGGGTGGTGTTCCGGATGCGCCAGAGGACCCCCGTTGTGTGCTCGATCACCAATGGTGGCGTCTTGAAATGATCCGCGATCGATTTAACCGAACCGGCCTGTTGCTTGGCCGCTGCGGCTTGGTCTTCTGCTGCTTTGACGAGTTGAGCAGCGCTCAATGCAGCCTGCACCGCGTGGTCCTTGGCGTTCGTGGCGTCTCGCTTTGCATCCCGTGACAGGTGCGTAAACCAAAACGCGAAGCACGTCCACAGAAACGACAAGGCAGCGAATCCCGCAGCTATCCATGCAGCCATGGAGGCAGCTTACGAGGCCATGGGCCTCACGGGACTGCCACCAAAGAAGCCCTCGCCTGAACCACCAGGCGAGGGACCACCGAAAACTAACTCAGCAAGGAGCATACCAATGTCTGTCATCCCGTTCGACTACCTCGGCCAGGAGGTGCGAGTCGCCCAGCGGGGCGGTGAACCCTGGTTCGTCGCCAAGGACGTCTGCGACATCCTCGACCTCGCCAACGTCGGACAAGCCCTCTCCTCACTCGACCCGGACGAGCGAGGTTCCATCACTATTAATGATGGAACCCCTGGGAATCCGGCCAAGTCGGTCGTCTCGGAGGCAGGTCTCTACAGCCTGATCCTTCGCTCTCGCAAGCCTGAAGCAAAGCCCTTCCGCCGCTGGGTGACCCACGAGGTGATCCCGTCGATCCGCAAGCGCGGCGGCTATCTGACGCCCGAGGCGATCGAGAAGACGTTGACGGACCCGGACTTCATCATCCGGCTGGCCACGGAGCTCAAGGCGGAGCGTGCTGCCCGTCTCGAGCTGGCGGCCCAGGCGAAGGCCGATGCCCCCAAGGTGCTGTTCGCGGACTCGGTGTCTGTGTCGCACACCACGATCCTCGTGGGCGAGCTGGCGAAGATCCTGCGCGGCAATGGCGTCGAGATCGGACAGAACCGGCTGTTCAAGGTGCTCCGCCAGCGCGGCTATCTCATCTCCCGCAACGGGTCGGACCGGAATATGCCCACTCAGCGCGCTATGGACCTTGGCCTCTTCGAGATCAAGGAGACGGCCATCACCCACTCCGACGGCCACGTGAGCGTCTCGAAGACGCCGAAGGTCACCGGCAAGGGGCAGGTCTACTTCGTCAATCGCTTCCTGTCCGGGCATCTGGGGCAGATCAGTGAACAGGAGGTGGCGGCATGAGTCCGATCGAGCAGGGGAACGCACGAATCTCCATCCGCCCGGGTGTGGGCAAGCGCAAAGAGGCCATTCGCGGGCATCTCAATCACATCTGGAGCCTTCGCGATGTGCTCCAGAGCTCCGCAACCCTTGCGGAAGAGCACGGTTTCCTTGCCGAGCTGGTGGCACTCGACCGCGAGCTCGAACGGGCTTCGCTGGATCTACATCTCTCAGCGCTTGGCCCGGACCTCGTTGCGGAGTTGGGTGATTTGGTTGCCGATGAGGCTTTGGCTCTCGGCGATTCCCTTGATGGCCCACGCGAGGTGGGTCAACGCATCGGCGAGTTGCTTCGTACTCGGATCGCCAGGTCCGTTCGCGACGTTCTGCAGCCGGCTGATGGCGAACTGGGCTTGCATCTCAGGATTCATGATTCTTCTCCTTCGTCTGGCCAGGGCACTGCCATGCCCGATGACGCCAGCGTAAAGGAGGGGCCCCGCCCTCGTGGTGGAAAGCAGCAGGGGACACGTGCTCCTTCGGTGTGCCCCTGCTGCGGGCAGGCGGTCCAGTCATGAGTCCCACTCTGACCGGCAACCTCGTCGCCCTGCTGATCGTGGCCGGCGTCGTTGTCCTCGCGATGGGGGTGCGCCGTGAAGGTCGATGACTTCGACGATGTGCGCCCCCTGACGCAGAAGGACGTCGCCGAGCTGCTCCACGCAAGCGTCGGTTACGTGCGCTCCTGCCGCCTGGCGACGAAGCCGAAAGGCCGGGTCTTCCCGATGCCCGGCTGGAAGACCGACGGAAAGCGCTATCTGCTTCCCGCGTGGCGGCTTCGCGAGTGGGTCGAGGGGCTTCCCGATGCCTGACGCCCGCCGCACGTCCTTAATCGTCCTCCTAGGCGCAGTCGCTGCCGGCTTCGCGCCCTCCTCAATCCAATTTCTCTTCATGGCCGCGCTTGTGCTCGGCCTCACCATCGCTTGCCTCAAGGAGTCCAACCATGCCTGACACACAGCCTCGCCGTGCGCGACGCCGCACCCTGTCCGAGATCCTCACGCCTGCCCCGGCACCCCGCAGGGCGGAGGTGCGCTCATGAGCACAGCAGCCGTTGAAACCCCTGATGTGAAGGCGCCGGCCACGCCTGCTGGTTCCCGGCTCTTCAAGGCTGTCCGTCCTGACGGCTTCGACTTCCACAGCGGGACTGTCCACTGGCTTCCTGCTGATGGTGCGCCAATCCCGGAGGGCGGGTGGCTTGTCGAGCATCCGCATCCTGGTGAGGTTGGCAGCTGGGATGCAGCTTTTTATCTGTCGGCGTCGTCGGTGGAGACGGACTGCACAGGTTTCCAGTGGCCTGCTCGCCTCCTGTCCGTGGAGCCCGTAGGTGCCATGTGGACCCCTCGCCCCGACAAATTTCCTCGCAAGCGGGCCGCGCACGCGTGGCGCGTCATAGAAGAGCTCCCCGCATGGCGGCTTTTCGGTCCCCAGGGGCGGACGGTCCTGGACATCATCGAGCAAACCGCTCATCTGACCAAACGCCAGATCGCGGCCCTGAACAGGGCTCTGGACGCCGCACGGGACACCGTTTGGGACGTTGCTTGGAACGCCGCGTGGCACGCCGCTCGGGTCGCTGCTCGGGTCGCTGCTCGGGGCGCTGCTCGGGGCGCTGCTCGGTACGCCGCTTGGGACGCTGCTCGGGGCGCTGCTTGGTACGCCACTTGGGTCGCTGCTCGGGGCGCTGCTCTCGGATGGCTCGTCAAGGACCTGATCTCCGTCGAGGATTTCCGCACCCTGACGGGCCCGTGGGAGCAGGTCATGGGACCGATCGAGGTGATCGCATGAACCGCACCTATTTCAAGGCTATCGCCACCGACGGGACCGACTTCCACACCGGCAAGGTCCATTGGTTGCCCGATGATGGCGCACCGATCCCTGCCGGGGGTTGGGTCGTTGAGCATCCGACGAGCGAACGCGTGGGGGACGACGCCCGCACCTATCTCTCGGTTTCGATCCTGCCGACCGACTGCGCCGGGATGGGCTGGCCGTGCCGTCTCCTGCGGGTCGTCCCCGACGGCAGACAGGTGAGCATCCCTGAACCCGTGGGGCTGCCCAGCAAGCGAGCCTCGATCAGGTGGCGCGTCACCGAGGAGCTCCCCGCCTGGCAGGCGCTTGGACCGCAAGGCCACGAGATTGAGACGCTGCTCGGACAGGTTGAGAGTCTCACGGAGGACCAGACCCTCGCCATGTCTGCCGCTTGGTGTGACGCTTGGTCTGCCGCTCGGGGTGCCGCTCGGGATGCCGTTTGGGGTGCCGCTTGGGATGCCGTTTGGGATGCCGCTTGGGATGCCGTCCGGGATGCCGTCCGGGATGCCGCTTGGGATGCCGTCCGGGGTGCCGCTCTGGATGCCGTCCGGGGGCTCCTGGTGCTCGATCTCGAACCCGATGCCGCTGAAATTTTGCTGACTCCGTGGGTGTCGGTCATGGGCCGCAGCTGGGAGGTGGCGGCATGAGCACGATCATTGACAAGCCGTGCGCGGTTAAGGACATGCCGGAGGGCGAGTATCACTCGGATCCCTGCGTCGAGCCGTCCCTGTCGTCCACGATGGCGAAAACCATTGTTTCGGGTGAGGCTGGCCCTGCTCGCCTGCGAGAGATCATGTCTCACGGGCAGGAACATAAGGCCGTCTTCGATTTCGGCTCAGCCGTCCACGAGAAGGTGCTGGGGCGGGGAGCCGGCGTCGAGGTGCTCGACTTCCCCGCCTGGACCACGAAGGCTTCGCGTGAAGCCCGTCAGGCCGTGTGGGATGCGGGCGGGACTCCCGTGCTGGCGAAGGATGCCGCCCAGGTGGATGCAATGGCCGAGGCGATCCTGTCCAACCCTGTGGCCGGTGAGCTCTTCACGCGCGGCAAGGGCGCCCCTGAACTGTCGATGTTCACCATCGATGAGGTGACGGGGCGCTGGCAGCGGGGTCGGCTCGACTTCCTGGCTGACCGGCACACGATCGTGGACTTCAAGACCACCAGCCAGTCCGCCGAGCGCAGCCAGTGGATCAAGCATTCGTGGGACTACGGCTACCACCTGCAAGCGGCTGACTACTTGGACATGGCGATCTCGCTGGATCTGGTCGATGAGGATGCGGTCTTCCTCCACGTCGTGCAGGAGACGAAGCCGCCCTACCTGCTCGCGATCTATCAGGTTTCAGCTGACCAGCTGGCCGAGGGCAGGCGCCTGATGCGTCGCGCCCTGGACCTGTGGGACAGGTGCCTGACCAACGACGAATGGCCCGCGATCCCTGCGGTGATCCAACTGTCCCAGCTGCCCGATTGGGTGCGGACGCCGGGCGCCGAGGCCCCCGACTCCATTCCCGCCGAAGACGTTTCCGACGGCATCGCCGATGCGCTTGCCGCCACCTTGACATGGAAGGAATCAGCATGACTCAGCAGATGCCCATCAAGGCTCAGGGAGAGCCAACCAAGGAGCTGCAGCAGAAAGCGGCTGTTGACCGGTTCAACGCCACGCTGCACCAGATGCAGAACGAGATCGCCCGCGCCCTGCCCAAGCACATGACTGGCGACCGGTTCGTGAGGATCGTGCTGACCGAGGTCCGCAAGAACCCCACGCTGGCACTGTGCGACCCGCTGACGATGTTCGGGTCCCTCCTCACCGCCGCTGCGCTCGGCCTTGAGCCCGGACTGAACGGCGAGTGCTGGCTGGTGCCGCGCAAGAACCACGGCACGCTCGAGGCTCAACTGCAAGTCGGTTACCGCGGCGTGGTGAAGCTGTTCTGGCAGAACCCTGCCGCCACATATTTGGACACCGGATACGTCTGCGAGCGCGACGAATTCCGCTTCGCGAAGGGCCTGAACCCGATCCTGGAGCACACTCCCGCCGAAGGTGATCGCGGCAAGGTCGTGCGCTACTACGCGGTCGCGGGCCTCAACACCGGTGCCCGGGTCTTCGACGTCTTCACTCCGGCCCAGATCAAGACGCTGCGCGGAGGCAAGGTCGGCAGCAACGGCGACATCCCCGACCCTGAGCACTGGATGGAACGCAAGACGGCCTTGCTCCAGGTGCTCAAGCTGATGCCGAAGTCCACCCAGCTCGCCGCCGTGCCAGCAGCAGATGGACGGGCGCACACCATCAGCGACGCGCAGCAGATCCTTGGCGGTGTCGATACGTCCACCGGCGAGGTCCTCGACGCCGGCTGGCATCAGGATGGGCCGGTGGAGTCATGAGCTGGCCCGAGGAGCACCACGACGTGTGGGCTGGGGTCGAGGACGCCATCCCCGACTGGGTGAGCGACAAGGTGGCCTGCTCGGTCCGGTCGGATGCCGATTGGAATGCCGACGAGGACAGCCGCGAGGCCGTGGCGGCGGTGAGGATCTGCGAGCGGTGCGCCTTCACCGAGCAGTGCCTGGATTGGGCGCTGGCTCACCACGAGGCCGGCATCTGGGGTGGACTCACCGCCTCCGACCGCGAGCGCATCGAGCATGGCGAGTCGGTGCGGCGGGTCCGCGAGATTCGTCGGCGTCGCACGGCGTTGAGGCAGGTGCAGGAGTCATGAGCGCACCACTGACCAAGGCCCAGAAGGTCGCGGTGGTCGTCGAGCAGCTGTTGCGTGGCGGCGCCGACACCACCACGCTCCTGGAGGCGACGGGGGCCGACCGTCCCGGACGGCTGCGCGCCACCCTTCACCGAGCAGGCCGTGACGACCTCGCCGCCCGGATCATCACCACCGACCGGGCAGCCCAGCGCAGACGGGAAGTCATCGAGGCGGTCGAGAAGCTGGTCTGGGTGGACAGGGCCGACGAGATCGCCGCCGAACTCGGCTACAGCTCGCGCTACGGCCTGCAACAGTCCTTGCGCGGCTGGGGGCGTCGGGACCTTGCCGATCAGATCGTGCGTACCCGCGAGACGCACCGCGACAGGGTCATCGCTGACGTGGAGTGGATCGCCGGGACACGGGGCCCCGAGAATGTCGCCCGGGCGACCGGGTACCGCAACGCGGCGGCACTGCAGGCCGCCTTGACCGGGTGGGGCCGCAAGGACCTCGCCGACCGGGTCGTCGGAGCATCACGCGACGACACGGGCCGCTTCCGCTTCACACGGAGGGCCGCATGAGCGCCCGCCATTCCCGCCCCGTGGGCCACCAGAAGGGGATCTTCGTCGATCTGCGCGAAGGCGCCGAGCCGTCCGAACAGCCACCCTCCGACCAGACATGCCCGGCCCTGCATGTCATCGCCGGACTGACGCCCTGGGCCGACCACCAACCCCGCCACGCCCTCGGCGCCGATGGGCGATGCCGGCACTGCCACACCACCAAAAGAGGAGACACGAAATGAGGACCGAGTGGATGGATGAGCTGCCGGTCTTGGCTGGCGGGCTCGTGGGTGGCGGTCAGGGGTTGGAGTCGTTGGACGTTGGCGTGTTCACGCTCCGCTGTGTCAGGTGCGGCCACGAGGCGACAGAGACTGTGGCTGACTCGACCGCATGGCCTGACCACGCCAGCGACATGCGCACGCGTGCTGCCGCCGCTGGCTGGTGGGACGGGATGTGCCCAGCATGCGCAGCAGGTGGCCACGCATGAGCCGCTCGCGCCGCTCGGCCCGCACGGCCGGCACCCGCTTCGAAACAGCTGTGGCCGACTACCTGGCTCGCCACGTCGATGACGCCATCGAGCGGCGTGCTCGTAATGGTGCGAAGGATCGGGGCGACATCTCCGGGCTGCGCCACATGCGGGGGAGGCTCGTCGTCGAGTGCAAGGACTACGGCGGCCAAATGAAGGCAGCTCAGTGGGTCAGTGAAGCAGACACCGAGAGGGGCAACGACGACGCCATGGCAGGGCTCGTGGTCGCCAAGAGACGCGGCACGCAAGCCCCAGCAGACCAGTGGGTGCTGACCACGCTCGGTGAGCTTGTCGCGCTCATCAACGGCAACCGAGACCACTACGAACAAGAGGAGGAGTAATGGCAGTTCCAAAGCGAGTGCGTTTCGAGGTGCTCCGCAGAGATGAATTCACCTGCCGGTACTGCGGCGCCAAGGCGCCTGACGTGGCCCTTGAGGTTGACCATGTCGTGCCGGTTGCGCTCGGGGGTGACGACACGTCAGGGAACCTCGTGACGGCCTGTCACGACTGCAATGCCGGGAAGGCTTCCACGTCACTGGATGGAGACTCTGTGGAGGAGTTCTCCGCAAAGCAAGAGCAGTGGCAGCGGGCCAAGCGGGCAGCGGCCGAAGAGATGGCTCAGCGCCTCGAGTCAGAGGAGCTCCTACTGGACCAGTTCGGCGAGGCATGGGATGCGGCGATGGGGTCACCAAAGTCTGAAGACTGGCGAGCGTCGATCCACACGTTCATGTCATTGGGGCTGGGGCCGGAACTCATCGTGAGGGCTGTCAACATCACGCGGCAGCACGACCTGAGTACAGCGAGCCAGTGGCGCTATTTCTGCGGAGTGTGCTGGAACCTGATCCGCGACCTCCAGAGCGCCGCCGGCCGCCTTCTAGACGATGGGACGACTGATGGCCTGGTTCAAGATCGATGACACCCTCCACAGTCACCCGAAAGTACGCCGCGCGGGTGCCGCTGCGGTAGGCGTGTGGGCAACTTCGGGGGCCTTTTCGATGGCCTACAAGACCGACGGATGGGTTCCCGAATGGTTCATCGAATCGTGGGGAAAGACCGGTGCCACAGCGGCCCGCAAGCTCGTCGAGGTGGGCATGTGGTCCCCTTCCGAACGAGACGGCCAGAAGGGCTACCAGTTCCATGATTGGGGCGACTATCAGCCCTTGTCAGACGAGATTGAGAAGGATCGAGAGATGGCCAGGCTGCGGCAGCAGAAGAAGCGCAGGGGACGTAGGGAAAGCGCGCTGAGGGCGCTGGAGGAGAGAGGTGAAAACGATGCTCCTGCGGCATGAGTCACGGTGTATGTCACGCGTGACAGTCACGCTCAGGGGGCGTGACGTTCGCCGTGAGTCACAGCACCCCGACCCGACCCGACCCGACCCGTTTTATCTCTTCTTACGTAAGTGCCAAGCCCAAAGTCTGTAACGCGGGCGGGGACTTGGACTTGGAGGTCGAACGATGATCCAGACCGAGATCGAGCGGGTCGCACTGGCCGTCCACGGACTGCGCCCGGACTGGCCGGCAACCTCGCTGAGGACCTTCATCGAGAACAACCTCGCAGACCGCGCCTACCGAGACGTGATGGTTGCTTTCGCTTGGATTGCCTGCGACCCGGTCACCGATACGCCGAAACGGATTCTCGCCTCGGGCCCGTGGTGGAACGCCACTCGGTCTGGGACGGCACACGTCACCGACCTGCCGCCTCACTTCGCCCCCGAGCCGATGCCCAAGCGCGATCCGGCGCGGCACCGGGAGCTGATCGACCGATTCAAGCAAGACCTTCACCGACCTGAGGAGACGAAATGACCACACCGATCACGATCGTCGGCGCGCTGGGTGCCGACCCTGAGATCCGCTTCACGCCGTCAGGCAAGGCGGTCGCCAGCTTCCAGGTGGCCGTCAACAAGCGCCGCAAGGACCAGTCCGGCAACTGGGTCGATGACGGTGCCGACTGGCACAGCGTGCAGGCGTGGGGGACTCTCGCCGAGAACGTCGCCGAGTCGCTGACCAAGGGCATCCGCGTCGTGGTGACTGGACGGCTCGAGTCCCGCGAGTGGGAGGACCGGGAAGGCAACCGGCGCACGAGCTGGGAGATCACCGCCCAAGCTGTCGGAGTGGATCTGTCTTTCGCGACCGCCACCGTCACCCGCAATCAGCGGGCCGACGAACAACGCCGCCCGGCCCAGCAGGCTCGCCCGACCCGGCAGGATGCCCGCCAGGAGCCGCCAGCCGACCCGTGGGCCAACGCCCAAAGCGAAGCCCCGTTCTGACCTCCACGAAAGACGCCACACACCCCACCAGACCCGCAGAATCGAACAGAGAGGCACCGCAATGAGCACCAATGAGTATCTGGACCCCCAGGACACGCAAGGCCCGCAGAATCGCGCACAGAGGTCCGTGCAGTGGGTCGCCGCCGACCCAAGGACGGGCATGACACTCGACGAGATGGCCGCGCTCGTGCAGGATGCGATGCGCGCCGACATCGACGGGGCCACGCCGATCAAAGTCACCGTCGGATTCCGCTCCCAGGTACGCACCGCGAAGATCGAGGAGGAGCGGTGAGCGAGCTCGATATCGACGCCGAGGAGCCGTCCGATGGAGCCGTCTGACACGCTTGACCGTCTGCGACAGATCCCCGACATGGCCGCCGAGCTGTGGGCATCGGGGCGCGCCACGGGCGACTCGGGAGACCCGAAGCCGGGACAGGTGCGTCCGCATCGCGCCAAGCCGGCCACACCGATCGACCTGGGCCGCCACGACATCCTGCGCACCGACGAGCACGGGCTGCTGGCGGAGCTTTCCCAGGCGGTGCGAGCCGTGTGGGAGGACAATCCGGGCGTGGCGCTGTCGAACCCGCCGACGTGGGCGGGGGAGTGCAGCTGGCTGCTCGCGAACGTGGAGCTGTGGGACACCGATCCATTCCTGTCCGCCTTCGTCGCCGATGCGACCCGGCTGGTGTGGCACACGCTCGACCGGGCCCTGCACCGTCCCGCGCCGGCCCGACTCACCTGCCCTTCCTGCGGAGGCAGGCTCGCCGAATCGGCAGGCGGGTGGATCACGTGCCGCGACTGCGCGTCCCAATTCCCGGGAAGGGAGCGGATCGCGACGCAAATGATTCACAAGCGCGACATGACCACCGACGAGATCGCAGCTGAGTTCCACATCTACCCGGCACGGCTCCGCAAGTGGGCCGAGCGGGGGTTAGTCAAGCCGACCAATCCCGGATGCAAACCGTCCACCTGGAGGCCGTGGGACGTGCTCAGGGTGCTCCACCCCGACATTGTGGAGGCAATCGAGGTTGGTGGTCGGGAGGCTTGTTGAAGGGCGCGAAAAGCGCTATCGTGACAGTCAAGCGCACCGTGCGCCCAAAAACTTGCGAACCCCGGTCAATGGCCGGGGTTTTCGCATGCCCGGAGGGTGATCACATGGCTCTGCCCCTACGCCTGCCCAAGCGCGTCGAGCTGACCTCAGACAGGCAGCTGCTGATCGATGGCGTCCTCTTCGAGTGGCCCATCGAAGAGGACGGCATCACTATCTCGCCGGGCAAGCTCAAGGACGTGTCCAGGGTGACGCTCACGGTGCTGCTGCACCCCTCGTGCGCCATCATCGTGGATCCCCAAGATCGTCCGGACGGCAGTTGAGCGTGGCCTGATAGGCAGCCGCAGCTCCTGCTCCCGGGCCGCCCCGGTCGGCGGTTTACTCCTTTCCTGCCGGCCGGGGCACTCAAGACAACCGGGGCCATCGCGAAATTGAGGGGCCCCGCCTGATTGCAAGGGGGTGCCCATGAAGCAACCCGGACCCCACCAAAGAATGCGGGCTACCTTCAAGGCCGACAGGGGCTGGCGAGTGGCATGCCCACGGTGCGCCTGGCATGCCACCAACACCCACCTTGCATGGCTCATGGATCAGGCCAGCACACACACCTGTGCACCCCTGCTGTTGTCGCCCACGCCACCCGACGTGGAGCTGGCACCAGCAGGCGACGGGCTGTCCGTCCTGTGGCCCGAGGTGGACGGTGACGTGCAGTTCACCTGCATCCACACCAGCACCGCCACGTGCAGGCAGGACGCACCATGAGCACCAGTCGCACCGGCACGGCCACATGGTTGCGCCATGCAGCACAGGCCAAGCGTGAGGCCCAAGCACGAGGACTCGCCCGCTGCCCACTGTGCGGCGTCTGGATGGACTACGAGGTCGGCAAGCGACCCAACTCGGCCGAAGCAGACCACATCAGACCGCATTCGCTTGGTGGTTCAGACGACATCGACAACATTCGCGTCATTTGTCGTCGTTGCAATCAATCGCGCGGAAACGGCCTGAAACGCCCAGGGCGCCAACGCCAGCGTCCAATCAAGCGCATCGAGCTGGCCCAACCGGCCCGCAGTGGGGCATTTCCTGCCCCACCAGCCTGATCTCACCGGCATAGGGGGGCATACCCCCCACCCTGGGGTTCCTCGCACCAACAAGTCATAGCGAAATCTCCCCGGGTTTTTCCACAGGGTGTCCGCCCAGGGCGTCGCTGTCGAGCTCACAGCGCACGCTGAACGCCCGCCAGCACTCGAGGCGATCCGAACAGCCTCGCTCCGAGTGCGTCGGGCCTGTGTGGATCGCTCATGAGTTTCGTAACAATCCCCTAGCCACAGCCCGATTCAGATAGAATAGGAGCATGGAAGGGCAGTGCGGATGGTGCGGTCGGGCATTCGATCGTGCCCGGACGGGTCGCCCGCGACGCTTCTGCTCGGCCCGCTGTCGGGTCGCCGCGTCCCGGTGTGCGATCCCGCTGGCCATGAGGTCCCGCACTGCGTGGGTCCGCTGCGACGGCAAGCGCCCCATCACTCTGGCTGGCGCTCCGGCCTCATCCACGGACCCGGGCACATGGTCTGGCTGGTCGCAGGTGCGACGCGCCACGGCCGGCGATGGCTTCGGGACCATGCTCGGTGACGGGCTGGGGTGCTGGGATCTCGACCACTTCGACGATCAGGGCGCCCGGGCCTTCATCGACCGGATCGATGAGCCGATCATCTTCGCCGAGCGGTCGGTGTCGGGGCATGGCTTCCACATCTTTGTCCGGACTGACGAGGCCCCCGGACGCCGCACCGGAAACATCGAGTTCTACTCACGCCATCGGTTCATCAGGGTCACAGGAGACCAGTTCGTCTGACCAGATTTCGTAGCGCGCATGCCCCTTGCTTCAGCTATGGGTAAGCGCATCAAGTGACAGCGAAACGTGCTACACTGTCAACTATGAGCGGCAAGGTTGTGAGGCGGGCGTACAAGTACCGCTTCTACCCGACCCCCGAGCAAGCCGAGCAGCTATCGCAGACTTTCGGCTGCGTCCGCTACGTCTACAACCGGGCGCTCGCGGAGCGGACCAGGGCCTGGACGCAGGAGCAGCGCCGGATCACCCATGCGGAGACCGACCGGATGCTTACCGGCTGGAAACGCGACCCAGACACGGGATGGCTAGCCGAGCCATCCAAGGGGCCATTACAGGCGGCGCTGCGGAACCTTCAAAGCGCATTCGACAAGTTCTGGCGCAAACAGAACCGCTACCCGAAGTTCAAGAAAAAGGGCAAGACCCGCGACTCGGCGACCTACTTCCGCGGCTGCTTCACCTTCCGCGGCGGCAAGCTGAAGCTGGCCAAGCAATCCGAACCGCTAGACATCCGCTGGTCGAGGCCGTTGCCGGATGGTGCGGACCCATCGCAGGTCACCGTCTCGCGGGATGCTGCGGGCCGCTGGTTCGTATCGCTCCTAATCGAGTCGGAAGTAGCGCCCTACGTTCCAACTGAAGCGCCCTGAGTTTGTTGGAGACTCCTGACCTTGGAAACGAGGATGGGGTTATGCCGAAGGAACTGGCGAATGGGAAGCCGACGACGCGTCGCTACTCGGTCGAGGAGAAGGCCGCCGCGGTGCGGATGGTGAGGACGCTGCGCGCGGAGCTGGGCGTCACGCAGGGGACGGTGCAGCGGGTCGCGACGCAGCTCGGTTACGGGGTCGAGTCCGTGCGGATGTGGGTCAAGCAGGCCGACGTCGACGACGGTGTCGTCCCCGGTGTGAGCTCGGCGGAGGAGCAGCGGGTGAAAGAGCTCGAGCAAGAGAATCGGGAGCTGCGCCGGGCCAACGAGGTGCTGAAACGGGCGGCGTCTTTCTTCGGGGCGGAGCTCGACCGCCACTACCGGAAGTAGTCGCGTTCATCGACGCGAACAAGGACGACGTCGTGGACGGTCGCCGGCTCGGAGTCGAGCTCATCTGCAGACTGTTGCAGGTGGCTCCGAGCAGCTACTACGCCGCCAAGACCCGTGCGCCCTCTGCCCGTGCGCTGCGTGACGAGGAACTGATCCCGCAGCTGGTCGAGATCTGGGAGGCCAACTACCGCGTCTACGGGGTCCGCAAGCTCTGGAAGGCTGCCCGGCGTGGGGGCATCATGATCGGCCGCGACCAGACTGCGAGGCTGATGCGCGTCGCAGGGATCGAAGGTGCGAGGCGGTCGAAGCGGGTGAAGACCACGCGGCCGGACCCGGCGTCGTCGCGGCACCCGGACCTGGTCAAGCGGGAGTTCACCGCGACGGCACCGAACCGGCTCTGGGTGACCGATCTGACATTCGTGCCCACCTGGGCTGGCGTCGCCTACGTCTGCTTCATCATCGACGCGTTCTCCCGGATGATCGTGGGGTGGCGGGTCGCGTCACATATGCGCACCGAGATGGTCCTCGACGCGATCGAGATGGCGCGCTGGTCCCGAGGCGCCCACCATGAGGATCTGCGGTGTCACAGCGACGCGGGCTGTCAATTCACATCGATTCGCTACGGCGAACGCCTCGCAGAGATCGGTGCGACACCCTCGATCGGGACCGTCGGCGATTCGTATGACAACGCCCTGGCCGAGACGGTGAACGGCTACTACAAGGCCGAGTTGGTTCGCGGGCCCACCCGCTCGGGACCGTGGAAGACGGTCGAGGATCTCGAGCTCGCGACGCTCGGCTGGGTGCACTGGCACAACACGCAGCGCCTCCACGGATACCTCGGAGACGTCCCACCCGCCGAGTTCGAGAACGCGTTCTATGCTGTCCCCAACGACAGCAATCTGCTGATCGGAATCAAATAGCGCGAGTCTCCATCAGACCCAGGGCGCTTCAAACCGATGCGGCGGTTGGGCTGGACGTCGGGATTACCACCCTGGTCACGCTCTCCACCGGAGAGAAGATCACCAACCCGAAGCACGAGAAGAAGGACCGAGCCAAACTCGCCAAGGCCCAACGCAACATGGCTCGCAAGCAGAAAGGCTCCAACAACCAGGCCAAGGCGCGGCTGAAGGTCGCCAAGGTCTACGCCCGCATCGCCGACCGGCGACGCGACCACCTGCACAAGCTCACGTCTCGAATCGTTCGCCAAAACCAAACGATCGTCATCGAGGACCTGGCTGTGCGCAACATGGTGAAGAACCGATCACTGGCGCGGGCCATCTCCGACGCGTCCTGGTTGGAACTCCGGTCGATGCTGGAGTACAAGGCCGACTGGTACGGCCGCGAAGTGATCGCGATCGACCGTTGGTATCCGAGCAGCAAGACCTGCTCCAACTGCGGCCATCTGCTGCAGTCCCTGCCGCTGAACGTCCGGGAATGGGTGTGCGCCGAATGCGGCACCGTCCACGACCGGGACGTCAATGCGGCACGAACGATTCTGGCCGCGGGGCTCGCGGTGTCAGCCTGTGGAGATGGAGTGAGACCGCCTCGCTCTTAGAGCGAGGAGGCATCCGTTGAAGAAGCAGGAATCCCCCGGCTTTAGCCGTGGGGAGCACGTCAAGAAGGGGGTGCGCCATGGCTGCACAGGTCAGGGCCGTGGACCCCGATGAGCGCCCACCTGCCCGCAAGCGGGCCAAGACCATCACCCAGGCCGCGAAGTCCGGCACTGAGGTTGAACTGTTGGAGGCACTGCAGGCTCGCGTGGCCCGCGCCGTGCAGGACCGTGACACTCCGCCGCGCGATCTGGCAGCGCTGACGAAGCGGCTGATGGACATCACCCGGGAGCTCGAGGCGGCCCGGGTCAAGGATCAGGAGGCGGGATCTGATGGTGCCGTCACCGCAGACGAAACATGGCGACCGCAAGCTCTCTGAGGTCGCCAAGCACCTGATCCTTCCTGAAGGGATCGTCTCGACGGGCTGGCCGGCCGTGCGTGACCGGTGTGGCGAGTGGGGTGTGGTCTTCGACCGTTGGCAGGACGGCATGGGCCGGGTGATCCTGTCGAAGCGCGACAGCGGCCTGTTCGCCGCTGGTGTGGGCGGGGTCGGCATGTCGATCCCGCGCCAGACCGGCAAGACCTTCACCGTCGGCATGATCATCCTCGGGCTGTGCTCGCTGAGCGACGAGCTCACGGTGCTGTGGACCTCCCACCATTCCAAGACGACCACCAAGACCTTCGAGTCGCTGCAGGGCATGGCCCAGCTCAAGAATGTGGCCCCGCTGGTCCGGCAGGTCCGCACTGGCAACGGCAACCAGCAGATCATCTTCCGCAACGGGTCGCGCATCATCTTCGGTGCTCGGGAACAGGGCTTCGGGCGTGGTTTCGACGACGTGGACATCGAGATCTTTGACGAGGCGCAGATCCTGTCCGAGCAGGCCCTCTCCGACATGGTTCCCGCGGCGAATGTGAGCACCAATCCGCTGATCATCTTCATGGGCACCCCGCCGCGTCCCTCGGACCCGTCGGAGGCGTTCGCGAACCGCCGCGCCGAAGCTCTGGCGGGCGACGCCCCGGACGCCGCCTGGATCGAATTCGGAGCGGACGAGCACGCCGACCCGACCAGCCGCGCCCAATGGCGTAAGGCAAGCCCATCCTTTCCTCACCGCACGTCGGAGACCTCCATTCTGCGGATGATGAAGATGCTGGGGCCCGAGTCCTTCAAGCGCGAGGGCTTGGGCATCTGGGATGAGACGGCATCGGCCCGTGCGATCCCGGCTGAAGGGTGGCGCGTCCTGACCGTCAAGGAACCACCCGCCGACGCGATCCAGTCCTTCGGCATCAAGTTCGCCATCGACGGGAGTGCGGTCGCTCTGGCGGGAGCTTTGAAACCCAAGGACGGACCGATCCACGTGGAGGGCATCGAGCAGCGCTCGGCGGCCGACGGAATCGAATGGCTCGCTGACTATTTGGTGCCCTTGTGGCGCGACGCGGCCCAGATCGTCATCGACGGCAAGTCCGGCGCCGGTGCCCTGGTTGATGCGCTGCGCCGTGGTGGCGTGGCTGCGAAGGTGATCCTCACCCCGAGCGTCGCCGACGTGATCACCGCCCACAGCCTGACTCTGGAGGCCATCAAGACCGGTGGACTGTCGCACCTGGCTGACCCGGAGCTGGATCGGCAGGTCCGCATCGCCACGAAGCGAAAGATCGGGGCCGCCGGCGGCTTCGGCTGGCAGGCCCCCGAAGGCGACACCGTCGCCCTCCTCGACGCCATCACGCTTGCCCACTGGGCAGCACTCACCACGAAACGACATCCCGGCAGGAAGGCGGTGGCACTGGCATGAGCCTCCTCATCAACCCCTATGCGTCGCCGTCCTTCTTCTCGTCCCCGTCCGTGGTCGGACTCGGAGCAGACGAGCAGGAGCTCCTGGACGAGCTGGTGGCCCTGTGGGCACGCAAGAAGCCCCGCAACGTGCTGCGCGGCCTGTACCTTGACGGCAAGCAGCAGATCAAGAACCTGAACATCGCCGTGCCCGACGAGATCGCCGACAGTCTCCAGATCGTGGTCGGCTGGCCCGAGAAGGCAGTCTTCGGACTGTCAAACCTGTGCATGTGGGACGGCGTCGTCACCCCGTCGGGCGACGAGAATCCGTTCGAGCTGGACGAGCTGCTGGCTGCAAACCGCTTCGATGTGGAGATCAACGAGGCCATCACCTCGGCCATGACCAATTCGGTGGCCTTCCTGACAGTGTCCCCGGGAAATGTGTCTGCCGGTGAGCCGCCGGTGGTGATCATGCCTTTCTCGGCCGAATGGGCCTCAGCCGTGTGGGACCGGCGCACGCGCACCATCAAGGCTGGCCTGACCATCGGTGACATTGACTATCTGGGTCGGCCCACCCGCCTCTCACTCTTCACCCGCACCGCAACTATCACCTGCATCGGCTCTGAGTCGGGATGGGTGATCGAGGACCGCCAAGAGCACACCCTGGGCCGCGTCCCGATGGAGCCGATCCCGTTCCGCCCCACCCTCGACCGTCCCTTCGGGCGCTCGCGGATCTCTCGTCAGGTCATGACCATCGTGGATCGCGCCATGCGTGCGGCCCTGCGCATGGACATCTCCTCAGAGCTGTTCACCGCACCCGGGTTGCTCCTCAACGGGATCACCCAGGAGCAGTGGGCAGAGATCCAGAAATGGACATGGAAGCTCGGCACGGTGCGCGGCCTGACTCGCGACGAGGACGGCGAGACCGCATCGGTCGAGACGATCCCCCAGCAGTCGATGGATCCCTTCATTGGGCAATTGCGCGAGCTGGCCGAGGAGTTTGCTTCAGCCACCTCCATGCCGCTGTCTGCGCTGGGGGTCATCCAGGACAATCCGTCGTCGGCTGACGCGATCTACGCGGCGAAAGAAGACTTGGTGATTGAGGCGACCAACGCCAACCGGGTCACCGGGTACGCCTTGGCGCGAATCTTCCAGGACGCGGTGATGATGCGCGACGGCATGTCCACCATGCCCGAGGAGCTGGGGCGCGTTGCGGCCAAGTGGCGCAATCCCGCAATGCCGTCGATCGTGTCCCAGTCCGACGCCATGGTCAAGCAGATTTCGGCGATCCCCGGGCTGGCCGCTACCGACGTCGCCTTCGAACAGCTCGGCTATTCGGCGGCTGACATCGTGCGGATTCGTACCCAGATGCGCCGAGCCCAGGCTGCGGACGGCCTGACTTCGTTGCTGGCCAAACCAGCCACGTCGTCAACGCCTGACGCGGAGCCCTCTCAGTCCGCAAGTCCGACGGAGCCAGCTGCAAGCACTCCGCTGCCGGACCTCGAAGGGGCCCCTGGTGACCGATCGTGATGACCTGAACCATTTCCACGAGGCCAATGACGCGATCCAGCGGCGCGCAATCAACGACCTGAACAAGTTTTGGGCGCGGCTTGCCAAGTCAGACCCGAAAGCCGTTCGCGCAGCCATGGACTTATTCGTCCCCCAGCTCATCGCCTCCTACGGAGAGTTGGCCGCCGAAGCCGCTGCCCGTTGGTATGAGGAACTACGGCCCGCCGACAAGAAGAACTTCCAGGCCGAACTCGCGGACCCTGTGTCCGACGACATCATCGAGGCGGATGTGGCTGAGGCCCTGGGGGCCAGTGGCGCTTGGGACACCGAGGCGGTGCAGGGGAGCCTGGCCGATGCGATCAGGCGTCAGGTCTTCTACATGGCGCGGGCGACTGTCGCACGCAACATCGCTCACGACCCGAAGCGTCCAAGGTTTGCACGAGTTCCTCGGGGCGCGGTCACGTGCGCGTTCTGCACCATGCTCGCCTCCAGGGGGTGGGTGTACTACACCGCGAAGACTGCCGGGATCACACGACCCTGGCATCGCAAGTGCGACTGCCAGATCGTGCCTGAGTGGAAACGCGGCAACATCCATTTCGCCGGCTACGACCCTGACAAGATGTTCGAGCAGTATGCCGAATCGGTCGATGCGGTGGGGTCGAGCTTCGACACGAAGGCAATCCTCGCCGACATGCGCCGACGCCATCCCGAAGCGCTGACCGACGGGGTCGTCAACATGACTACGCCGTCGGCGATGAGCAGGCCGCCTGGAATGGCTACTGGAGAACCGTGAACGGCTTCTCAGGAGCCATGGCGAGTCGGACTTTGCCGAGATGCTGGATGGCGCCCGTCACGAGCTTGATGAGGCCCGCGAGCAGGCAGGCATGGCCGCGCAGTCAAACCCAATCTGTAGCAAGCCCCGTTCCACCTTCGGGTGGGCGGGGCTTTGTCATGCCCGCATCCGGGCATCCAATTCCGTTCCACCGCGAGGGTGGGGCGTCGACCTGGTGGCGCGATGCCGCCGAACTAATCCCTGGAAGGGGAAACTGCTATGCACAAGAAGCTCATGCCGTGGGTCCGTCTCATCGAGGCGGTCGAGACTCCTGCTGGAGCCGCCCCCACGCCCGCGATCGATCCGAAGGATCCGGCAGCCAATCCCACCACTGAGCCGAAGCCGGCCGACGCGACGTCGGAGAAGCCTCTCGGCGAGGCGGGCAAGGCTGCGTTGGATCGCGAGCGCGAGGCTCGCCGCAGCGCCGACAAGCGCGCCAGTGAGTTGGAGGCCCGTGTGCACCAGCTCGAGGACGCGGGCAAGACCGAGGCCCAGAAGCAGGCCGACGAACTCAAGCGCACCCAGTCCGAGCTGGAGACGCTGAGGGGCGAGAAGGCACGGCTGGAGGTGGCGTCCGCGACGGGCGTCCCGGTCGATCTGCTCGCTGGCCCCGGCGACGATCTGGATGCCTACGCGCAGGCCCTGAACGCCTGGCGCGACAAGCAGTCCGAAAAGCCAGCCGCCCCTGCGGTGGACACCCCTTCCCCTTCGCCGTCCGGGGTGACCGGACAGCCCGTGCAGCCGAACCGGACGGTCGATGAACTCATCGCGGCCGCCGAGAAGAACGGCGATCTGGCAACCGCGAAGCAACTCAAATTGATGAAGCTCGACGCACTGCGTCGGACGTCCTGATCAGAAAGGCACCACTATGCCGGGCATTACCGGACAGGGCACCACCTACAACCTTCCGAACTATGTGGGGGAGCTTTTTGCGGCATCTCCCGAAGACACCCCGCTGCTGTCGGCGATCGGGGGACTGACCGGCGGCGAGTCGGTCGGCGCCCGCCAGTTCGAATGGCAGGGCTACGACCTGCGCGACGCCGACGATTCGCGCCAGCGCCTCGAGGGAGCCAACGCCCCCGACGGTGAGGAGCGCACCCGCTACAACGCCTCCAATGTGGTCGAGATCCACCAGGAGTCTGTGGAGGTCAGCTACACCAAGCAGGCCGCGAACCGTGAGCGTGCCACCAGTGGTGCTGCCACGGTCCAGCTGGCGGGCTCCGTGCTGCCCACTGACGAGCTCACCTGGCAGATCGACCAGCAGCTCAAGCAGGTCGCCCGCGATGTCGAGAAGTCCTTCATCGCGGGCACCTACCAGCTGCCCACCGACAACACCAAGCCGCGCCGCACGCGTGGCCTGCTGGAGGCGACCACCACGAACGTGGCCGCCTCGACCCACACCGCAAAGGAACTCACCGTGGAGGAGATCCTCGACCTGTTCCAGAAGGTGTGGGAGAACGGCGGCATCCAGGAAGCCGAGACCCGCACCGTCATTGTCGGTGCCGCCCTGAAGCGGACCCTGACGCGCCTGTTCATCACCGACGTCAAGTACCAGGAAGAATCCCGCAACGTTGGCGGTGTGAACCTGCAGACCTTCGAAACCGACTTCGGCAAGGCGAACATCATGCTCGACCGCTTCATGCCGAGCGACACCCTCGTGGTCGCGTCGCTGGAGGACCTGAAGCCGGCCTTCCTCGACATCCCCGGCAAGGGCCACTTCTTCGCCGAGCCGCTCGCCAAGACCGGTGCAGCCGACAAGGTGCAGATTTACGGCGAGGTCGGGCTGCAGTACGGGAACCAGCGCAAGCACGGCAAGCTCACTGTCGCACCCGCAACCCCCGCCAAGTAATCACGGATCGGTTTGAGGTTGCCTGATGAAAGTCACCTCGACCATCCCGAACCTGACTGTTCTCGACCTGGGCATCCAGTTCGTTGACGGTCAGGCCGATGTGGACCCGCATCTCGCCGAGAGGCTGCGTCGCCTCGAGCCTCTCGGCGTGCGGGTCCCCACAACCAGCCGCAAGCCGCCCACGCGGTCGCGGCGTAAGCAGGGGGTCAGCCATGGTCGCACCTGATCCGGAACTGCCGTTCGCCACCGTCTCCGATCTGGAGAGCCGGTGGCGTTCTTTGTCTAAGGACGAGCACACCCGCGCCGAGGCCCTTCTGGACGATGCGAGCGGGTTGATCGTTGATACCTGCCCGCGCTGGGAACAGGCCTCACCGGCCACCCTGCGGCGTGTGACGTGCTCTGTCGCGCGCCGGGCGATGGCCGCAGACGATGAGGACATCGGCGCAACCTCGCTCATGGACACGACGGGCCCCTTCACCACTCAGCGCGCCTACTCATCACCGGCCGGGGATCTCTTCTTGACCAAGGCCGAGAAGGCCGCGCTCGGCGGGGTCACCGGCGCATTCGAGACGAGCCTTCTGGGGCTGACATGAAGCGCTCATGGCTGACACCCGTGGAACGTCTCCGCGAGGGTCCGCCCGAGATTGACCGTGACGGTGATCCGATTGCCGGCTCCGGAGTGATCACCAAGGATCCTCTCCCTGATGCCCTGTTCGCGCCGGGCGGGTCGCAGATCATCGTGGCCCCCGGCGTGGCGGCGGTCGTGGATGAGCCGGCCCTCTACTGGCGCGGGACTTCATCGATCGATGTGGTGGCCACCGACAAGGTCCGGGTAGCCGGCCGGGTCTGGACCCCTGAAGGAAATCCTGCGCGATGGCCGAAGGGCGTCGTGCTCAAGCTCAAGGCCCAGGAGGCAAAGAATCGTGGCTAATTTCCGTTTCGAACCCAATACGAAGGCCTTCACCGAGTGGGCGCAGCGCGACTGCGACGCGCACCTGATCGCCGGCATCACCGCCTCGATGGGGACCAAGGCGGGCGAGGGTTTCTCGACGATGGTCTCCAACAATGGCGACCGCACCCGCGGTTATCTCGCGACGGCCTCCACGAAGGGCCGTATGCGGCAGGCCCAGGGCCACGTTATCGAGCGGGTCATCGGATCGAGCGGCGTGTGAAGCCGCCCGACCTCCACACGCTCGTCGCCCGGCACCTGGCCGGGATCCTCGACGTGCCGGTCGTCTCCACCCGCCCCGAGGGAGAGACGGCACCGCTGAAGTTCGTGCGGATCATCTCGACCGGTGGCGCCGGCCGCTACCAGCGGGTCTTCCAGGGCATCCAGCTGACGATCAGCTCCTACGCGGGATCGGCGGCGACCGCCCGTGATCTCGCGATGCAGGTGGACGAGGCCATGAATGGGCTGCCGGTCTCGCCGTTGCCGGTCTCCAAGGTCACCGGCAACACCCCGTCGGACGACCCCGATCCCGACACTCAGCAGGACCGCTACACGGCCACCTACCAACTCACCACAATCATCCGTTAGGAGCCTTCATGGCTGTCAATTCTGTCAATGTGCACGTCTTCGGGTCCGATGACGACGTGCTCTACCTGGGCCCGTCAGGTCTGAATCTGGGCAACATTTCGCTTGAAACCGCGATCCCGAAGGAGATGATCGACACCGGCTGGCTCACTGATGACGGTGTGACCCTCGGCATGAAGGACTCGGTCAAGGCCATCCAGGGCCACCAGGGCCACGCGAATGTGCTTCAGTTCATGGACTCGTCGGACACCACCCTCGAGGCGACCCTCATGGAGTCTCAGCTGCAGACCTTCCTGTGGAACCTCGACGCGGACGCTGAGAACATCGACGGGGTCACCAAGATCACCGCAGCCAGTTCCCGCAAGGTTCTGAACCTGTGCGCGATCTGGGACACTTTCGATACCCAGCACGACGGCATCCATTGGCGCTATGTCTTCCCCTCGCTCACCCTGGGCGAGCGCGATGACATCCCCTTCAAGGTGGGCGAAGCCAGCGCTTACAAGTATTCGCTGGGCGTGCTGGAGAAGTTCTTCGTCTTCACCAACGCGGCAGCGATGAAGGCCGGTGGAGCACCCGCCAAGACGGTGACCGGTGTGAAGATCACCACCACCGACGGTACGACCGTGGGCCTCCCGTCGTCGCTGAAGGTGGGGGAGAAGGTGTCCCTCGCCGCCGAGATCAGCTATTCCGATGGCTCGAAGGCGGCCAAGCAGACCAATGCCGTGGGCCTCACCTGGACGTCCTCAGACAAGGCCAAGGCCACCATCGATGGCGGCGTGGTCACCGGAGTCTCGGCAGGCAAGGCCGACATCACCGCCTCGATCGACGGCAAGACTTCCGAAGCGCTGTCGCTGACCATCAACACCGCCGCCTGACCAACCCTCAAACCCTCCGCCCCGGTCGTCCTCTCGCGCCGGGGCGGAGCCTTGCCACACCCGCGAGAGGTCAACTTTTCTGCGAGAGGAAACCATCATGGCCGAGGCCAAGAAGATCAGCGCCGCCGAGAAGGCGCGCCGCGAGACCCAGTCCGCGAAGGACACCGGCACGATCACCGACACCACCGTGCAGATCGGCGATATCGAGTTGACCGTGCCCGCCGCCGTCTTCGAAGACGACTGGGAATTCCAGGAGGCGATCCTGATGGCCAACGATCCCGACGCCACCGACGAGGATCGGGCCAGGGCAAGCATGACGCTGTTCCGTCGTCTGGTCGGCAACCGCCACCGCGAAGTGCTTGACCAGCTGCGCGACGAGTCGGGGCGTGTGCCGGTGTCTAAGGTCACCGAGACCGTCAAGAAGATCATGGACGCGGTCAACCCAAACTGATGAGCCTCTTCCAGCTTCTCGCCACACATTGGGAGGAGCTGGAGGGGGACTTCCAAGAGGCCTACGGCATCGACCTGCGGGACCTGTGGCGTGGCCGGCTGTCTGCGGCGCGCTGCTGGGTGCTGCTGGCACAGCTGCCGCCCGGATCACGGATCTGGCGGATGCTCGGCGGCCCCATGGCGTGGGGCATGGTCGAGCGCGCCGTCCGTGAAGAGGGCTGGCGACTCGCCAGTCAGAACGCTGGTAAGGAACTGCCTCGGCCGGAGCCGCCTGCGCCGGGATGGCGCGACAAGCAGGACGACCTGCGCCGCCGCGAAGAGCGCCGTCTTGCCCGCTTCATGCAACGCCACGCAGAACGCAACAACTGAACAGTGCACCGTCCCGGGAGGTTCCCATGGCTCTAGATCTCGGTACCGCCTGGGTGCAGGTGTCTCCGTCCTTCAGGGGCTTCGCCTCGACGGTGAATCGCGAAGTCGGCTCTGCTGTGGGCGGGGCCTTCAAGTCTGCGGCCAAGGTCGGCACCACCGCGATCGCCACGATCGGTGCAGCGGTCGGCGGCCTGGCGCTCAAGGGTGGCATCGACCGCGCCCTGTCGATCGAGCAGGCGCAGGCCAAGCTAAAGGGCCTCGGCCACGACGCCGGATCGATCACCGAGATCATGAACGACGCCCTCGCCTCGGTGAAGGGCACCGCCTTCGGTCTGGGCGATGCCGCGACGGTTGCCGCGTCGATGTCGGCTGCCGGCGTCAAGTCGGGCGAGCAGATGACCGGTGTGCTGAAGACGGTCGCCGACACCGCCCAGATTTCGGGGCGCTCGCTCACCGACATCGGTGCGATCTTCGGCTCTGTCGCGGCCCGCGGCAAGCTGCAGGGCGACGACATGCTGCAGCTCATGAGCTCCGGCGTGCCGGTGCTCCAATTCCTTTCCGACCAGCTCGGCGTCACCACCGCCGACGTGTCGGACATGGTGTCCAAGGGGCAGATCGACTTCGCCACTTTCTCCGCCGCCATGCAGAAGGGTCTTGGTGGTGCGGCACTGGCTGGCGGCGAGACCTTCACCGGTGCCATGGCCAACGTCCGCGCCGCCCTGTCCCGGCTGGGTGAGGCTGCCGCCAAGCCCGCCCTGGACGGGCTCCGCAATGTCTTCAACGCACTGATCCCGGTCATCGACAAGGCGACCAACGCCCTCAAGCCGGTCTTCGACATGCTGGGCTCCAAGATCGCCCAGGCATCCCAGTCGGCGGCCTCGGCGATCGGTGCCTTCTCGTCCAAGCTGGACGGGATCGGCAAGATCGACCTGTCCGGACTGGCTGGTCCGCTCGTCGGGCTCATGCCGATCATCGGAGCGCTGTCGGGACAGCTTGGCTCCTTGCTTGGCGGGATCCCGGTCATCGGGCAGGCCTTCACAGGGATCACTGGGCCGGTGGGATTGGCTGCCGGCGTGCTGGTCGAGATCGTGGCGGCTTCATCGTCGCTGCGTCAGGCCCTGGGCACGCTGGTCGGGGTCGTCGGGTCCCAGTTATCCGGCGTGATGACGGGCATAGTCGCGGTGTTTGCCGGCTTCAGGTCCGTGCTTGGTGCCGTCGGTGACGTTCTGGCCCCGTTCGTGGACCGTGCGGCGGACGCCGCCAATGTGGTCCTGCCCTTGCTGGGGGATGCGCTGTCGGCTGCCGGTGGCATCCTGCAGTCGTTTGCTGGCTTCATCGAGCGCAACCATGTGGCGATCTCTGTCCTTGCGGGTGCGGTGGTTGCGGCCGCGACGAGTTGGAAGATCTATACCGGCGCGCAAGATCTTGCGCGGCTGGCAACGACGAAGCTCGGGCTCGCGACAACGGTCCTGAAGGGCAAGCTGTCAACGATGGGAGCGGCGTTCAAGTCGAACCCGTTCGGCGTCATCATGATGGCTGTCTCGGCGCTGGTGGGGGCCTTCTCGATTGCCTACCAGTCCTCTGAGACGTTCCGCAACGGCGTGCAGGGGATTCTCGGCTCGCTGGCGCCGGTGTTCTCATCCCTGATGGGGACGCTATCCGGGCTGTTCCAGCAGGTTGCTGGTGCTGTCGGGCCGGTGCTGTCGTCGATCGTCTCCACACTGGCGTCTGTCTTCTCGGCGATCGGCCCCGTCCTGTCGCAGCTGGCCGGCACCATCGGATCTGTCTTCTCGGCGATCGGTCCGGCCCTGGCGTCGGTCTTCGGGTCGATCGGGTCGGTCCTCGCGAGTGTCTTCTCCGGGGTGATGAGTGTCGTGGCGCCGATGCTCACCGCGTTGCAGCCGCTGTTCACGCAGCTGTCGGCTTCGGCGGGAGAAATCGGTGCGGCGTTCGGTCCTGTTGGTCAGGCGCTGTCGTCGTCCTTCCAGCAGGTCGGTGCCGCACTGGCGCCGCTTCTGCCGATGCTCGGTCAGCAATTCGGGGCGATCCTTTCCCAGCTGGCTGCGGCCCTGGCTCCGGTCATGGGTCAGTTGCTGGCTGCGGCTGCTCAGGTGTTGCCGATGTTGGCGCAGGCCTTCGGGCAGGTCGCCGGGGTGCTGATCGGGTCGCTGGGTCAGGCTCTGACGCAGATTGCCCCGCTGGTGGGCACCCTGGTGGGGGTGGTTGCGCAGCTGTTCGCCCAGCTGGCCCCTTTGGTGGGTCAGCTGCTGGTGCAGCTTGTTCCGGTTGTCGCGGGAATCCTTGTGGCGATCGTGCCGATCGTCGGGATGCTGATTAGTCAGCTCGTCCCGGTGATTGTCACGTTGCTTCAGGTGATCACCCCGATTATCACCATGCTGATCAGCGCTCTGGTGCCGGTGATCCAGGTGGTGACCCAGCTGGTGCTGGCGATCATCCAGGCGGTGATCCCGTTGATCTCGGCGATCCTGCCGGCGATCTCGGCACTCATCTCGGCGCTGATGCCGGTGATTGTCATGATCATCCAGGTGGTGGCGCAGGTGCTGCAGTGGCTGGCGCCGCTGATTGCCACCCTGATCACGGCACTGATTCCGGTGATCACCACGATCATCCAGGTGGTCATCACGGTCGCCTCCACGATCCTGTCGGCTATCGGGGCGGTCGTGGGCTGGCTGGTTGGGAATGTGGTCCCGATCATTTCCGGGGTCGTCGGCGCTATTGCGACCGCCTTCGGATGGGTCAGAGATCGAATTGGGGATGCCTGGAACTGGATCCGCGACAACATCATCCAACCCGTCATCGATTGGTTCACGGGCACGGTCGTTCCGATCTTCATGACGATCAAGGACGCCATTGTCAACGCCTTCAATGCCGTCAAGGACGGTATTGGAGCGGCGTGGGATTGGATCAGGAACAGCATCGTCCAGCCGGTCGTCGATTGGTTCCAGTCCACGATCGTGGCGGCCTTCGAATCCGTGCGCGACAAGATCGTGGACGCCTTCAATGCTGTGAAGGATGGCGTTGGTCGCGCCTGGGATGGGCTGAAGGATCTCGCAAAGAAGCCGGTGGAGTTCGTCGTGAACACGGTGGCCGCCGGGCTGGTGAGGGCCTACAACTGGGTGGCGACGAAGTTCGGTGCCGACGAGGTCAAGGAGCCTCATGTTGAGTTCGCTAACGGCGGGTTCGCAGGGCGTGAGGCCGGCTTCGCGTCGTCGCCGATCCTGTGGGCCGAGGCCGGCCCGGAAGCCTACATCCCGTTGGATCCGGCCAAGCGGACACGCTCGCTGGGGATCTGGGCCAAGACCGGCCAGATGCTCGGCGCCCTACCCATGGCTGACGGCGGGATCATCGGGAACATCATTGGCGGGATCGGCAACGCCGCTGCGGCAATCGGCAATTTCATCAAGTCACCGATCGAGTGGCTCATGGGCCGGGTCCGGGACCTGATCGATGGTGTGGGCAGCTCACCGTTCGCCCAGATCGCCGCGAAGATCCCCGGCAAGATCGCCGACGATATCGGCGCCTGGGTCAAGGAACACATGGCCTCCATATTCGGCGGCGGCGGTTCCGGATCGGAAGCGTTCGACGGCTGGTGGAATGCCGCCGTCGCCATCAATCCCGAGATGGCCCCCTACAAGCAGATCGCCGCCACGGTCGCCCAGAACGAATCCGGATTCAACCCGAACGTCATGAACAACTGGGACTCGAACGCGGCCGCAGGTACGCCGTCGGGTGGCCTGATGCAGTTCATCCAGCCCACCTTCGAGGCCTACCGGTGGCCCGGATTCGACAATTGGATGGGTGCGGTCGATCAGATACTCGCCTGGTGGAAATACGTGAATGCCCGATATGGCGGCCCGTTCAATATTCCCGGAATTGCCTCGCTGGCGGGTGGCGGCGGATATGTCGGCTACGCCGGAGGCACCCTGAACGCGGCTGCCGGCACGGCATGGGTGGGGGAGAACGGCCCCGAGCTGGTCGATTTCGGCGGCGGCGAGTCGGTCTACAACCGCTCCCAGATGGACGGTCTGGAGGATCGGATCGCTGACCGGACGATTTCCCGGCTGCAGCAGCTGAGGGTGGCGCTGATCGTGGACGGGCATCAGATGGGTCAGGTCATCGACGGCCGCATCTCCATGGCTGGCGCTGCTGCTCACGGATCGAGGTGGTGACATGGCGATCATTGCGACGCGCCGCGACTGGCCTGAGGCTCCGCAACGCTTCCAGTCCGCCGATGGGCGGCTGGTGGCGGTGCTGGACCCTGACCGGTGCGGAGTGCGACTGCGCGGCACCGACCTGGGGGTGTGGAGCGTCACCCTCACCCGTGATGGCGAGGTGATCCACACCGGCGACCCCATGGTCACACCGGGAGGATCGGGCATCGCCTACGACCTGTCTGCACCGTTGGATGCTGATGTCGTCTACGAGGCGCACGCGGGTGGGGCGGTGCTCACGCAGGTGGCCGTCCACACCGGCGGCCTGCCTTTCGAATGGGGCATGGTGACCCCACTGGCAGACCCGGACAAGGGGCTGATGCTGCGGACCGTCGCCGACACCCCGACGCTGGGTAGGTCGGCGCGCCAGAAGCTGTCTGCGGTGCCCTCATCGAGGCTGCAGGCGGGCGGCTGGGACATCCCCACCGACGCGGCACAGGGATGGACGTGGCTCGCGGGATTCCCCGACGCCTCCAAAGCGCTCGCCGAGCGCGACGCGATCATGGAGGCCCTGTCGCTAGGACCGGTCTACTTCCGGCCCGAAACCTCGATCGGCTTCCCGCCCATGTGGGCACTGCCCGGCGACGTGTCAGCGACCAAGCAGGGCGACGCCTGGACGGTGTCGTGCACGCTGACGCCGATCACCGCTCCCGCGACCGCCGACCTGCCCGCCTGGGCGCCCGGCACCAGCTATGCGCGTGTGGCGGCCACCCGGGGGAGCTTCACCGAGCTCGCCCGCACATCCAAGACATTCCTCGAGCTAGTGGGGTTCTGATGATCGAAGTATCCAAGCGATGGGCCTCCTCAGTAGGGGCCGGTGCACGCTGGTCGGTGATTGTCTCCTGGTCCTCCGACGGAGGCCAGACCTGGCATGACGTGGTGCCCACCGCCTGCTCGGTGGACGAGTCCACCGGCCAGCAGGTGCGGTGGAAGCTGTCCTGCACCCTGCGCAAGGCCGACGCCGAGGGCCTGACCGTCTTCGGCTGCAGGGCGCGCGTCTTCGTGTCGATGCATCACACCGACAGCTGGGAGGAGACGATCCAGCTCGGCGAATTCCGCATTGACACCACCTCAGACACCACCATCGCCGGGCCGTCCGGTGCGCAGGTCGCGGCGGTTCAGGTGAGCGGTTCGAGCTGGGAGCAGCAGCTGATGGACTCGCGGCTGGTCGAACCCCGCGAGGTATCTGGCGCCGCGATCGATGTGCTGGGCGGCCTGATCCGGGAGGTGCTCCCTGACGCGGAGATCGTCTTCGACGGCGGGATCGATCCGGGCCGCAACATTCCGCCAACCGTGGTCGAGCGTGACCGGTGGGCCTTTATCGACGGCTCGAGCTCGTCGGAGACGTCGGTGGCGCGGATGCTGGGCGCCCAGGTCTCGACCGATGCGCGGGGCGTGTGGCATGTGGCCCCGCCTCCGGTGCTGGATGGGACGGCGGCGTGGACGATCGAGGCCGGCAAGGGCGGTGCGCTGCTGTCGGCTGTGGCCAGTGAGGACCGCTCGACGATCCGCAATGCCGTCGTCGCGCGTGGCGAGTCCACCAACACCAACGTGCCCGTGCTGGGGCCGGTGACCGTGGCTGATCACAACGCGTGGTCACCAACCAACGTGGACACTCCGGTCTCTAAGGGCGGCTTCGGCACAGTCCCGATCTTCTACGCATCGAGCCTCTTCACTGACGTCTCGCAGGTGGAGGCGGCGGCGAAGGCAATGCTGCAACCGCGCCTGGGCGTCAAACGCACCATGGACCTGACGACGCTCTTCGACCCCGCGAAGCGGGCGGGGGATGTGGGTGTGGTGCAGACCGCTGATGGTCCGGTCACCGTGGTGCTCGAATCGGTGTCGTGCGACCTGGTGGGGGCGTCGATGACCTGCCAGACGCGCGGCACGACCGGCACCGAGCTGATCACGACAGAGACGACGACCACGGGGGAGACGATCGCATGAGTGCACCAGACATTGCCCTGCAGGGGCTGATCGGGGAAGACACTGAGCAGGTGGCGCTTGCCCAGGTGCTCGGTGTGGGCGGCGACGGGCGGTCGGTGCGCGTCCAGCGCGGCACCCTCACCCACGAGGTGCGGCGACTCGACTCCTACAAGCCGACGCCGGGCGACCGTGCGCTGCTGTTACGGCTATCTGGCGGCGAATGGGTGCTGATCGGCGCCCTCGCCTGACCTCGCTGTCTTCATCTTCCATGACTCAAGGAGGTCTCCATGGCAACCGTCTATGGCCCTGATAAATACGTGACTCCGACTGGTCCCGATGCACCTGATGTGCCGGCGACGATCATCACGCTGCTGGACTCGATGCGCCCCTCCCTCATCGGGCACGCGTCCAGCATCGCCGACAGGACCGCCAAATACGGCCGTGCGTCCTCGTCGTCGATCCAGGCACCCGCCGGGACCGTGGTGGTGTCAGCCGAGCTGAACGCGATTTGGGTGAAAACATCGGACACTTTGGACGAGTGGTCTACGATCGTGCAACATTCCGACATCGTCTCGACGCGCGGAACCGACACGATCAACTCGGACATGTGGACCGAGGTGCGGAAACTGACAATCCCCGAAACGGGAACCTATTCGCTGTTCGCCTATGCGTCGGAAGAGAACGGCTCCGAAGACGGGAAAATCCGCGAGTTTAAGGTGGGGATTGGCGCCATGTACGGGTTCGGCGGATCATCCCCGGCATCATGGTATTGGCGGTGGACGGGCTCGCGGACGATCTCGTTGAAAAAGGGCGACCAGCTGACGTTCTCGATCCAACAGCGTTCCGGGGTTGCGCGCCCGATTATTTCCGAGCTGGCATATCAAAGGATTTTGTGAATCATGGCCGATACGGTGTGGGACTACGGCTTCGCTCCCGCTGATGTGGTGACCGACTCCGCCGGCGACGTGCGCCCCGGCATCGAACTGCGCGTGTGGGACGCCGAAGTAGCCGGGAAAGCCGTCGCCGTCCAGCAGGACCGTGGCGACGGATGGGTGCTCGTGTCAAGAGTCCTCACCGACGATGTGGGCCGCTATCGCTTCCGCGCTGAGGTCGGACCCACGGTGTGGGTCGAGGATGCGTCCGGGCGCCGCTGGCGTCAAGATGCCTGGCAGACTCTCGGCACAATGATCGATTCGGCCCAGACCGCTGTCACCGTGTCGCAGGCGGCGAGCAGCACCGCCGACAAGGCTCTGGAAACGGCGACGGGGGCGGCGGCTTCGGCGGCTTCGGCGGCTTCGTCGGCATCAGCAGCGCAGACGGCCGCAGCTGCCTCGGCGACGGATGCGGCCGCGTCGGCCAAGATCGCCACGGGCGCCCAGATCGCCGCCAATCTTGGAAACAGCTGGTGGATGACCGGCAGCGGGACACCGCCAACGACCTTCGACGTGGCGGATGCCCCCATTGTCGGGGCCAGATTCCGCGACACTGCCAGCAAGAAAACATGGGTCGCGACCTCGGTGGCAACGGTGTCCGGGGAAGTGACCGTGGAGTGGGAGCAGACCGGCCCGCTCCCGACGATCCCGACGGTGCAGTCCAAGGAGCAGCTTTCGACGCTGTCGGTGCTTGAGGGGCAGATCGTCCGCGACGATTCGACAGGCTGGGAATGGTGCAAGACGAAGACCGGCTGGAAGCTGTGGGCGGCAGAAAACATCAGGCAGGAACAGACACGCGATTGGTATCCGGTAGACCGATTTCGGCTTGATGTTTCTGGCGGGATTGCAGTCTGCTATTTCCAGACCCATCGCGCCAACGGAACGTTCAATATTACCAAGTGGAAAGATGACCCGATGTTCGCGGTCCCCCGTGATGTGGTCCCAAGCCAGGAGTGCATCTTCTGGACGATCAACCCTTTTCCCGACGGGCTGCAAGTCTTTGTCCGGCTCGACGAGACGGGAATGTTCAATCTTCGGTCCAGGATCGATACACCCATCACCGATAGTGGATTCATCATCGTCTCTGGTGCCACATGGCCCGTGGCAGGGGACTGATCGTGCTGGCTGTCGGGCGCGCCACGCGGATCATGTTTCAGGTGGTGGGCTGATGCGCAACGGGATCTTTCCTCGCGCGTCTCGCCGCTTGTGGGATCTGCTTGCTGAGCCGAAGTCGGTGACGGTCCTCATGACGGCCGCCTACGCCGCACTGCTGGCGCTGGGGTTCTGGGCGATCGACGACGCCTCCACGATGGGGGTGCGCGACATGATGGGCGGCCTGCTGATCGCTGGTGGCGTGTGCGGGCTGATCGGCTGCCCGTGGGGCCAGTGGTGGATCGAGCGGGCCGGTCTGGTGGCGATCGGTGCCGCTTTCGCGGTTCACCTGTCTTTCGTCGTGGCGATCTCCCCGCCCGACGGGCCGTGGGAAGTGGCCTCGGCGCTGGGGCTGCTGCTTCTTGTGGTGACACGCTGGATCAGGATCAGGACGCTGCCCGCCGACCCGACGCTGCCTCGGCCCGGGCCTCCAGAGGCGGGGGATGAATGAATGACTTCCAGACCTGGATCACAGTGCTGGGCGGCGCCGGATTCCTTGGCGCGCTCGTCACGCTCATCAAGGGACTGGTCGGGTGGCGCACCGGCAAGTCCGGCCGCAAGATGAGGGCCGCCCACGACGCCATCGACTCGCTGAATCTGGCGGGCTTGTGGGCTGAAGCCTACTGGCACGCTCGCGGCTATTGCCGCAGCCACCATGAGTGGACCAGCGATTACGCCGACGGCTATCCACCCCCACCCGACGACACCAACACACCCGACTGAGCCCCGCCTTGTGCGGGGCTTTTTCATCCTCAAAGACTGGAGATTCACCATGGACTGGACCAATCTGAACGCTGACGTGACCAAGCTGATGAACGTGCACTTCACCCCCGGACGTGAAGGCAGGACGATCGACAAGATCGTGATCCACCACAACGGCGGCAACCTGTCGATCGACCAGATCTGGAATGTGTGGCAGGACCGTGAAGCCAGCGCGCACTACCAGGTGGAATCGAGCGGCCGCATCGGCCAGCTCGTCAACGACTGGGACACCGCCTGGCATGCCGGCGACTGGGACGCGAATCTCACGTCGATCGGCATCGAGCATGCTGACGACTCGACGGATCCGTGGCATGTGTCGGATGCCGCCATCGACAGCGGCGCCCATCTGGTGGCGGCCCTGTGCCGCGCCTACAATCTTGGTCGGCCGGAGTGGATGCACAACGTGTTCCCGCACTCGCATTTCTCGGCGACCTCGTGCCCGGCCTCGCTGGCCGAGAATCAGCGCGCGGATTACATGTCACGGGCTCAGGCCTACTACGACGGCACTTCAGTGGCTGCCGCACCTGCTGCCCCGTCGGCACCTGCCGGGATCCACGTCGATCTTCCGAGCTGGACCCTCCCGATCGGGCATTATTACGGGCTGGTCACAGGGCCGAATGACTCGCATGGTGGCTTCTACGAGTCCGAGCGTCCCGCTGTGAGGGCCATCCAGCTGTGGCTCATCCGCCACGGCTACGCCGGCGCGGTGCCTGACAGTTGGGCGGACGGCATCTACGAGCAGCCGACCGCCGACGCCGTGACCGCTTTCCAGCATGCTGAGCGACCCAACAGCACGGACCGGTGGGGCGAGGTCTGGGCCGACGATCTGGCCACCATGGCCGCCAACAACTGACAAGGAGACGCAATGATCTGGACTCTCGCATTCTGGAAGGGCGCAGGCGAGCGCGCCATCAAAACCGCCGCACAGACCGCTGTCGGCCTCATGGGCACCTCGGCGCTGATCCAACAGGTTCCGTGGACTGTCGTTGCCTCCGGCACCGCCATGGCTGTGGTGCTGTCGCTGGTCACCTCGATCGGCAACGCCGACTTCACCGCCGGACTCCCGGAGCTTCCCGCCTCCTCCTGACCTCCCCTTGAGCGACCCAAAGAGCCGCCCACCTGACCTTCACTGGTCCAGGTGGGCGGTCTTTTTGCGTCTCAAGGGCGGTCAGCGACGCCACACCATGACTTTCTCGGATGCCTGCAGCGACGCGCCCGCCGGACCCTTGAGGTAGGGCGCGATGAAGATCAGCTTGCGCAGTCCGCGCTTGGGTCCGTGCGCCTGGTGGGTCCAGTGCCCGCGGACCATGAACCGCACGGTGAGCTTGTGTCCGGTGCCCTCATCGTGGTCGGTGACCACGGTGCGCACGGGACGCAGATCGACCAGGGTGACATGCCGATCAGGGTGCTGGGTGCGGGGCCTGTGCTCGGTGCCCGGCGCCTTGCCAGTGCGGGAATCGATCGTGCGCCGCTCCGCGACGGTGGGGGTGTCCATGAGCACGCTCATCGCCATGAGCAGGGAAGCTGACATGCGGGCCTCGGGGCTCAGCGAGGCGTCCAGATCGGATTCGGGGCGGATGAGAATCGACAGGATCTCGACCAGGGGACCGTCCACGGCAGCGAAGCCGGGCGGATAGTCGCCCAGGCGTCCCAGCAGCTGGATCATGGTGCCCCCGCCCGGCGCCGGCAGCCAGGCAATCGCCCAGACGGGAGGATTCCCCTGCCAGGTGCGTCCGCCGAGCAGGTCGAAGGTGCGCGGGGCAGGCCCCGGCAGGGGTGTGGCAAAGCAGGCCAGTCCGGTCGGGGTGATCAGCTGGCCCGGGCTCCACTCGGGCACGTCCAGGGCAGCATCCAGAGCGAGTGCGGCCATCTCGCCGCTCACCCAGAACAGCGCCGCATTGCCGAGCCGCTCGGCACTCCACCCGAAGCCGGCCAGCGGCAGTGCCTTGTCGCCCATGGCTTCAGCCACCACACCAGGGTGGGTGGCAGCCAGTTGCTCCAGGCGCTCGTCGAGGCGGCGGGAGTCCCGCACGAAGCGGCGCCGCAGCCCGGGCACTCCGCGGGGTGTCCACGTCCAGCTCTCCGGGGCTGCCATGTCAGCCGATGACCCTGATGCCCAGGCTCCGCCATGCCTCGGCGGCGTGGTCGGGGCCATCCGCCCACCATTTGGCTGGGGCGTGTTGCAGGGCGATCGCGACGGCCATGGGAAATCCTCCCTGGAAGAAAGTGGAGACAGTTCACCGGTGGCTTGCAGCTGCGGGAACGCCCGGCCGGGACCGGGTCACATCCCCGCACATGCGGGGAGCACTTCACTCAAGTCAGCCGCTCGCTACCGAACGACGGCTCACCCCCGCGATGCGGGGACACCTCGAAGGCGAGGCAATTGGTCGGCCTCAGCGAAGGGCCCCTCCCGAAAGGAGCGAAGCGAATAGTTCGCACATGCCCCTCTATTGTCGTCAGCCTCAATGAAGGGCCTCGCCTTCAAGGTCCCATCACGCTATCACCCGGCTCCCGCAGTTTGTGGCAAACCGGGTGATAGGTGTCGACGAGGCGGCTCTCAGCGCCGGAAGTTCTTGTGGAAAGCGAAGGTCGTGCCCATCTCATCGACCCTGCGCCGCCATTCAGCCAGCCCCCGTTCCACAGCGTCCTGCCGGGCCTTCTCCCATGCGCCGTATCGCTTCGGGTCGTCGTCCACGTCAGCGGGCGCAGGAGCGGACACCCGACCCCCATCGAGAAGGTCGAAGTCAACGACCACGGAGTCCCCAACCGCGGAGAGTCCTTCAGGTGCGAGGCGCTTGACGGCTGCCACATAGTCACGGATCACGCCATCCAGGTCGTAGCTCTCGGCCCCCAGCCCCTGTGCGGTTTCCGCAATGGCGGCCGGGCTGTTGGCGAATCCGGGCATGACCTTAACTCGCGCCTGGCGGATTTCGAGGATGTTGTTCATTGTTCTGGTCCTTTCGTGTGGTCGGGGTGGCTTCCCCTTCCATGCCTCCAATACTAGGGCCATAGTATTCCCGTGTCAAGGGGGAAGCTCCACCAATCTGGATCAGTTCCCGAGGCCCTGGGCGAGGAGCTGGCGGATCGCATCGGCGCGACTGTCCGCCGCACCATCGGCCACCATGCGGTCGAGCTGCTTGATCATCGCCGGCGGCAAATTGGCTTTCACAACCGGCCCGATGGGCGGCTGGCCCGGACCCCGCTCCGGCCCTTTATCGGCGCCCCGCGCATGGGTCTGGCTCACTGCTGTGCTCCTTCGGCTAGAATTGTGGTTGTTCTGGTCCTCGCATGTGCGAGGGTTGCCCCGGCGAGTGGCTTCTCGCCGGGGCTTTTTCTGTCTTCCGAATAGATGCGGGCCTTATCGTGCGGTCAGCTCGAGGTCAGCTCGTGGGCCTCGGCTGTGGCCCAGAAGGTGTCCTCATCGGCGTCGATGGAGAAGCAGAAGCTGGAGAAGATGGTCGCGCCCTCGGGGGTCTCCTCGCTGTGGAGCGTGACCAGCTCGTTGGCGATGGCGTCGAGGTCATACTCGGCGGCGGCGTCGGTGACTGCACCTCCGGCCTCGATGGCATCGGTGATGGAGGCGATGGCCTGGCCGCGGGTGGAGAAGGTATTGGTGTTCAT